CGTTCAGAGCGACAAGAGTGAGGCCATCGGCAGCTTCTTTCGAAAGAAGCCCAGCCTCGACGACCTTGTTGACGAGGACCAATTTCTTGGCTTCGTCGTCGGCCTTCTGGGCATTCACGATGGACTCCACCGAAGTGGCCAGCGGTTTCACGGCGTCAGCGATGGCCTTGGCGATCACGTCACCAAAACCTGACACCGTGGTATTGAGCGCAGCAATGGTTTTGCTTTGCTCTTCGAGGCGGTTTTCAAGGTCCGCCACCTTCTTCTCGTCGGTTGCCATATCGGCGTTCTCCTGTTCACGAGAGGTTTCACGACCCATAGCAAGGTAGGCTTCCATAAGGGTCGTCTTGATTCTCTCAAGCATGGGCACTCGTTGCTTCTGCTCAAGAGCACGGGCGGCGGAATCCAACGCCCAATCCAGTTCGTCTTCCCATCTATCGGTGAGGGAAGAGTTAACTACTTCCATACGTTGGCCATTCACCAACATTCCAACGCCCTGCTCGGGGGTTGCAGCACCCTGCTCGTCAAGCAGAATAGCGTCGTGGTCAAAGAAAATGTCGACGGCTTCATACTCGGCATCGTCGTCTTTTGTTTCGATCAGGTTTGCCAACAACCCCGTGGAGGTGTGAATGGGCTTGCCCTCATTGATGGCTTCGAGGACCCTCTTCCCGCCATCACTACGGTTAGCGACTTCAACATCGATGACCTTGTCCATGAAAACGCGGCCATTGTGGCGCTTCACGTTCTCATTCCAAGCACCGATGTAACCGATGTTGATTCCTTCCGGGTCACGGGCCGAAACAAACTCCCCCCCATTGATCGTCGGATGGCCAAGTGGCGCTGGGGTGCGCTCAAGGGTGGCATACGACTTCTCGATTTCGTTGGCCGAATAGCGGATGCCATTCATAACCACATTGTCGGGCAGGGTGGCCGAAGGCACCACGACCACGTCGCGCCCGTTCCGCTTCTCTTTGCGAACGGCCTTGGTATTCGCCGTGGAACGGATGTTTACGCGGACTTGCTTGGTCATTACTCGACCTCCACTTTCTGGGTTTCTTCCAGACCTTCATCCGGCAATTCAGTTTCGTCTTCCGTGTCATCAACCTCTGGGAACCCGCCCTCGGGTTCTGCAGCGTAGTCAACTGCCTGACGGATTTCAGCTTTGGTGAACACCACTTCACCAATTTTCTTGACGTCGGCTTTCTGGTTGATGGCCGCCATCTTTATAGCGAGTTCAAGCTTTTCAGCAAGAGTGGCCTTGGTCAAGTCAGACCATGACACAGCCCAATCACCAACTAGAACGTTGGCTTCCACGAGGCGCTCAATGAAAGCCTCAATCAGGGGCATCACGAAGTTCACGCGACGAGCGTTGGTGGTCTGTGCCCATTCCCGCGCGTCTTCCGTGGATGCTCTTTCACCAGACTGAGAACCGACCAAGATTTTCAGGGGCATTTCCACCGACGCCGCGTACGACATCAAAGCGACCATGAAGAAGGACTCAGGAACCGAAAGCTGCACGTTCATCGGCTTGGCCTGAATGCCCTGGACCATGAGAACGTTGTCAAAGCCCTTGGAGTAATTCTCCACTTGCTTATTCATGGCCTCAAGAATGCCGTCTTCTTCCACGCCCATAGCTGTCGCCATTTCGCGCAGGTTGGCGTCCTTGTCGACCTCAAGCACGGGGGCTGCCTTGGCGTTCTTCCAGAAGCCCTCGCCGCCAGCGCCTTTGATTTTCTCCATATCGATGAGGTCGTTGTAGCCTGCTTCCAGCAATGACCTGCCATAAACAGTGCCATCGCTGGACCAAATCACAACGCGGCTCGGATGAACCATGAAAGAACGAACCTTGCCATTGATCTGGCGATTTTCGCTCAATTCCATCTCATTGAACTGAAACATCTTGGGCTGGCCGTAGGTTTCAGACATCACGTCAGTGTCCCATTCCGACACCACGATCTGCTCCGCCCACGCTGGCACGATTTCCACCAAACTCACGATGCCCGTAAGGGGGCCAACTGGCTGCTCGGGTTTCCTGCCATCTGCAAAGCGCAAAATCAGAGCCGAGTAGCCCCCAACCATGGCCCTACGGTCTGCTTCTGCCATCTTCTGCCACGCGCGCAGCTTGCGCAGGTGCCTCATAACGGCTTTCTCAGAGTCATTATTCCTGTCGCTGGAGTCGTTGACCAACTTCGGCCAGTCTTCCCAAGTCTTGGTGGCAGTCTTGTGCACGGCGGCTTTCGCCAAACCGTTTCTTTGGTACATGCCGAAGAAATTCTTGAAGCCAACATGTTCGGGCCAGCCAAAATCCTTCTTATAATTGTGCTTAAGCTGACCAAAATAACCCGGAAACAATTCAGCGATGTTGCGCGCTGAATTCAGGAGGGCTGCAGCGATGTTACGCGATGTGTGCGTCAACCGACTTTCCTCAGGAACATACGGGCCTTAGACCCTGCTTTTTTCACTGCCGCAAAAGCGCGGCTCGTGGCGTCAACGATGTCGTCCTTAGACATTTCCGGGAAGTTCTCCAAGTATTGGAAAAACAACTCGTTCCAGGGGCCTCTGACTATGACCACGTTACCAGCTTCCGCCTGTGCTGAAAAAGGCGAAAAGCGCGTGATCTTGTCCCCGGTTTCGGGGCTGGACCTAAACTCGTAGTCATTGAGCATAGCAGCGTAGTTTTCCATCTGGCTCTTGCCCGCTTGACCGGGGTCCTTGGCCACATCGATGACCACATGCTGATGCTGCTCTTCGTCTTTTTCGGCTATCTTCTTCACCAAAGCCTCAACACCTGATGGGCTTAGGTGGTTCAAGGTAGCGTCAAACACGACAAACTTAGGCTTGTCACCACCCGTTGTCCCGATTTTCACGGAAGCGGTGCCATCGGGGTTTTTGTTGGCCGTGAGGGGAGTAGCCGCCAAGTCCCAACCACGCGCAATTTGTGTGCAGGCCGGGGGAATGTCTACTACAGTGACCCATTCGCGCTTAAAGTAAAGCCCAGCGCTGGGTCTGATCTTCCAGTTGCCACCAAGCAGGCGCTCTCGTTCAACCAAGGGCAGAGCCATCAGGTTCGCCATATAACCGGGGTCAGCTTCCATCAGGATTTTGTTGTCTGAAAGCTTGGACGGTATGAACGTCACTGACTTTGGGGGGATCGGAACGGTGGCCCCCTCGGGACCCGGCATAGTGTACATTTCCAGTTCTTCTGGCGTGTCGCCCCACACGATGTTGTCACCGATGCGGACGAAGTACCTAAGAACCCCAGCGCGTTCAGGGATTGCGTACCCTGTTTCTTGGTCAATCCACCATTCGATGAACTTAGCGACCCAACTATCAGCGTCTGGGTTGGTAGAAGCCCTGACGTAGGGCCTCACGCCACAAGTTGAACGGTTGCGCGACAGCATGTAGAAGAATTGCTTCTCGCTAAAATGCGTCAGTTCGTCGAACATCTCAAGAGTTATCTGGCCACCTTGCCAGTTCAAAACGCTCTTGTCGTGCTCCAAGTGAGCCATGGTAACGGCGGCCCCCGAAGGAAACCGCCACTCCAAGTTCATTTCTTTGGGCGTGCCCCCAAGGTTGGGGTACATCGCCATGCTTTCATCCCAAGGACCGCCCTCGTTCCGCACTTGGGTGGTGGTACGCCGAAAGAGGACCGCCCCAAACCGGGGGTTCTTTACGTGACGCAGAGGCTCCATCAGCAAGGCAAATGTCTTGCCACCGCCAGCCGCACCACCATAAATCGCGATGTCAGCTGATGAACTCAGAAACTCCGTCTGAGGCCCCGGCTGTGGGCGGAATTCAACAGGCACGGGCGCTGTTCGCGACCCAGTTGGCCAGCCGATCCGACATGGCGTTCACCTTGGCTTCGCGAGCCTCGTTCCAGCCCCGCAGAACCTGCCAAAACGCGTAGGCACGGATCAGAAGGAACCCAACGGCCAGCCGGGTCTTCGAATACTTGATGCGGATTTTTCCAATCTCAGCCATCGACTTGCTCCTTGGCTTCGCGCCCGTTCTCCGGAATGAAGAACTGGACGTCAACTGCGCCGCCATCTTTCCCGGTGGTTTCCACCCTCGTCACGTAGCCACGCTTTTTGCCAAG